TTGGTTTCTCCAACCCTATGGTGTCTTGGATGATTGAGGATGTCCTCTAGCTTGGACGCACTCCTGTGGTCGAAGCGTTCCATTTGCTTCGCACCACAGAATGTTTTAAGTGTGTACCTTGACATGTGGTTATTACCTGAATGGAATTTCAGTCCTCCAGGATGTACTTGCCGAACTTGTCGTGGAAGGTCTTGAAGGTCTTCAGCTGACGGTGGTTGATAGGCAGAGCATAGTCGCGCAGCGCAGTCTTCGCACCCAAGACGATCATTTCCGTTTGGAAATTGGCCATCATGTAAGTGAAGAAGTGATCCACACATTCGTGCCACGTATCCATGCCAAAACCGTCTTCCTTAGCCTTGGCTTTGCCGACCCACTCTTGCAGAGTGTAGCACATGGAAATCGTCAACGAATACATCGCGCTCAGATCCTTGACATTCAAGTCCTTGACCTTGCCCATCAATACATCTTCCGACTTCGGCATACGCGCCGCAACCTTGCGGTGTGCGCTGAATTCCGTCGCCAAACCTTCGCCGACCGTACCGGCAACCAGCGCAGTGTTCATCGATTCCAGCATGTCATCGCTGATCAGTTGCGACACGAACACCCACGAACGCGGAGTCGCAAACGCCTTATCAGACGACTTCGGATCGAAGTTGAACAACTTCTGCTTGTGGTGCGACAAGAAACCAACGACGTCCGGATGAACGCGGTTGTTGATTGCCCACTTCTGCCAGTCTTCAAAGTTCGCACCCATCTCAATGTGAACCAAACGGTTTGCCAGCGGGCTGGGCATACGGTAAGTCACACCCTTGTCGCTTTCGCGGTTACCAGCGCAAGCCATTGACACACCCTTCGGGAGGTGATATTCACCAACACGACGATTCAGGATCAGCTGGTAAGCCGCAGCCTGCACGCTCGGAGGAGCAGCGTTGATTTCGTCCAGGAACAGAATGGCATTGGCCAGGTAGTCATCACGCGGCAGGTCAGCCGGTTGAGCCCACTTCATGGTCTTGGATTCGGGATCGTAATAAGGAATGCCCTTGATGTCAGTCGGCTCAAGCAAGAGCAGACGCATGTCAATCACGGGCCGGCCTTGCTCGGCGCCAATTTCGGCAATCAGTTCCGACTTGCCAATACCGGGCGGACCCCAGATCATGGCAGGACGACCAACCTTCATACACCGATTCAGAAGTACACGAACATCACGTGCGCGTTCAATTCGATGGGTATCAACAGCAGTAGCCATTTATATATTCTCCAAGTGTGGTTAAAGTTGATAGCGTTGTTTGCTATGTATGTATTATGTGTGGTCTGCTCTAATACGTCAAGTGGTTGCAAATGTGTCGAACCTTAATCTAAACAGCAAAGCATCTTCGGGTCGAAGGAAATAGATATCAGTATAGCTTGTCTGAAAAGGGCTTGACCAAATCCATTCTTCGCCAAAATTTTCCTGGCACCACGTGTATGCTTCAGATTGATAATCGTGACTAATACGTGCAAATGGATATTCAAGCTTCTTTCCCCACCACCACGGCTCTGCATCAAATATTATTAACCTTCGTCGAAAACTTGCTTCTGAAATCATGTCGGCAGCATTCATTTGATCTTACCAGCCAAGACATCCCACATCAACTTGCCTTCGGCCTCTGTAATAAAGGTTGGCCAAATTGCCAGAAGCTTTTGCTCACTAATCCGAATATAGCCTTTCTTGAGCTTGGATTGTCCCAATTTATCGAGATCATGTCCAGAAATGTCTCCCTTGAACTGCATAGCCTTTCCGCGCCTGCCCCAAAAGACGCAAACATTCTGATTATGATTAGGATTGCCCCAACGCTGTGGTTGAAAATTGGGAGTGGGGCGGTGGAAAAACCCCCAAATCTTATCAGAGTTGCCCTCTGTATTCCATCCAATGAATCCAAATTCGTTTTCAATACTCATAATCAATCCTCATTGTGATAAGATAAGTCCTAAGGCATGCATGATAAGATGGCATTTTGATAATTGTAAGAAACGGTAATTATTGTTATTCATATTCCTGTATCAGTTTATTTAGGTGTTTGACGTGTTGTTCGAGTTGTGGGCGATAATATTCGGCCGCCATCGCCACCATCGCCGCCACCGCCGCCACCACCGCCGTCATCGCCATCGCCCCCGCCACCACAATCGCCACCACCGACTCGTTTTGCGCCACCACCGACTCGTTTTGCGCCGCCACAATCGCCACCACCCGATATTTCCACCAGGCATCACGAAATTGCTTTTCAGTTATCTTTCCATCAATGAAATCAAATGCGGCTTGTTTGAAGTTTTTATTTTCTTTATTTGGATGTTTATCAATCACATCAGAAATAAACTTCTTTCTGATATCAATTGGTAGAGGTGTGAATTTGGAGAAGTCACTGGTGAGTTGGGCATTGATGAAATCATCTGCCGTAAATGTTCCATATATGATGGTGTCAAAGATCATCGCACACCTTTCAGTTTAGCAATAATCCTGTCGCCTTCGATTTTCCTGTACTCAACTTCAAATCCGGGCCAGTCAGCAAGGAACATGGTAAAATCATATGCCCACCTTTCATTACCGCCGCCCCCACCTCCAGTCTTGATTCCAACTAATTTAAGTGCTGAAGTATATGGATATGATGAATTGTGTTTCTTATTACGGTTAAGACTACCATGTATATGCCCGCGCCAGCCTGGATATCCCGTGGGCTTAAATAACTCTTGTTCGCACCAATTAGTTTCTCCATTATCAGGACAAGAATGTGAATTGGATGTGAAAAGATTGAATACTGGAGATTTCTCCAAATAAACTTTCTGGAACACATCGTCGGCAAAGAATTTATCGTAGTGGTGATCATTCTTCCCACGACATCCTGCATTGACAGCATCCATAATGTGCCGTTGATTTGCGATAAACCATTCTGGCACCATATCCGGATGAATAAGTTTGAGTTTTTCAACCTTGAGCCATTCTGAGAATCCGGCCTTAACACCTTTGAGATTCCTCTCGTAGCGCATTTCATCCCGTGTAGTTTTCAAATGCAGAATGTATTTGTCAATCTTCGATTCTTCAAAGAGTTTACCAGTGAATGGACACCGTCTGCATTGAATTTTAGGCATAATTGATAAATATAAGTTTATAAGGATAATTATAATGCAAAAAATAGGATATGTCTATAGGATAGATCATATATTATCTAATAAATTTTATATTGGTAGCAGATCTATTAGAGACACCAAAGCCCCTAAAGACGATCTATGGATTAAATATTTTACCTCGTCAAAGATTGTAAAAGATCTTGTAAATTTTAATGGAAAAGAATCATTTTCCACATCCATTATTTCCATTCATAACACTTATTTAGAAAGTTGGACAGAAGAACAAACCATTATATCAAAAAATATAGGAGATATAAATTGCCTAAATCAATTTTTTTATGATATAGAAAAAAGAAAAAAGATTTTTTCTAATTTTGGAAATAAACACACAGAAGAACAGAAAAAAAGATGGTCAGAAAAACGAAAGGGTATTCCAAAAACAGACGAGCAAAAAGTTAAATTATCTGAGTCTACCAAGGGAAGACCGAGTCATCTTCGTGGAAAAAAATTATCACCCGAACACCGTGCTAAAATATCAGAGGCAGGAAAAAATAGAGAATCTGTGTCTGATGAAACAAGAAAAAAATTGTCAGAATCTCATAGAACACGAGATCCGCTTGTTTACAAAGAAGTGGGTAGAAAATTAAAAGGTAGAAAATTTAGTGAGGAGTCACGAAGGAAAATGTCAGTCTCACACAAGGAAAAACCTGCACATAACAAAGGAATTCCGACAACTAGATTATGTTGTTACACTTGCAGGAAAGAAGTTGATATTAGGAATTATAAAAGATATCATTCAAATTGTTGATCTTTATATCTTTTTTATTTTGTATCAACGGTATCATCCGGCAACCAAAGCGTCACTGGATGATCCATTGTTTGTTCGATGATTTCGCGGATGATTTCCCAATTGCCCCCTCCGCGAGCAGCACCAATTTTTGGAATATGTAATTCACAATGACTGGATTTTGCTTGATTTAATGTTTCGTTGATCTGTTCAAAACAGGTTTGGATAGCATCATAACTGGTGTTACGAGTAGGGGATCCAAAACCATCCTGTGTGATAGCATTCCAGATAACTAAATTGGAATTTACGGCATATGGATATGCAACCCCTAACACCAAACCGTGATCCCTGTAGATACGGGCATAATCTTCATATGCTTCTGGAAACTTACGTTTCACTGCAAGAGCAACACCCGATCCCATTACACCTTGAGCGTTACAACCGTGAACAATGTGTCCAGCAGTAACATTCATCAAATTACCAATCTTAGTTTGAATTTTGGTCATTTTCCTTATCCAATTTTAGTGCATTACGACATTGTGTTGTTACATCAGCGATATACGCAATTGTGCCATATTCAAAAACTCTCTCTTCAGACTCTCTGACATGTTCCTCGCCACATTGTTCAGGCGCCGTTAGATGTAACCAATCATTCAATGCTGTGATTGCAGCTTGAAGAGCAGTTCGCAAGGATTTACGATCGTCGTCAATCATTCCGTAAATTTAATGCGGACACAATATTTCTCTTTCCAACTCTTGTAGGCATTCTTGACGAATCCATCTGGTTTTGGAATTCTGTTGACTTCTCTATTCTTATCTTCAATTTTTTTCTTTATGTATATCACACTAAATATCATTGATAGAACAGATAGAACTATGAGCCCGAGAAAACCGAGTTCTGTAAACATCCATGTCCATGTCATCAAACTGAATACAATGCCAATAAGCGTTTGAAAAAGCACGTATAAAACACAAAGTCCAAGTGCTACACCGATGAAAATTACAAACAATGCACCCATAACATGCCTGGTATATGTGCAGATATCGGAACCATGCCAGGACCGATAACCTGCTATATGATAGGCAATTTTGTAGTGCCAGCTATTTCTATTGAATGTAAGTGATTTCATTTTCTTCCTTCCTTTTAATTTCTGCACAACTAGTGCCATGTTTTCTAATTCTCTTCGGTGACAGGTTAGTTGTCCTCGTCTTCCCATGACACATAATCGGCCTTCTCGGTATCAAGGATACGAGTCATGGAATCAATTAATACACGGTAACCAAGTTCGTCGCTATTCTGCGAACCCTTACCCGGTGTTTGCGCCCAT